AACTAAACTTAGCCGCTTAGGAGATTATAATGGCTGTTACAACTTACATCGTAGATAAGGACGGTAATCAGATTGACGCTTCAACTGCAACCGTTCCGGCTAACCGTGACTTTCGCGGTGCTTGGGTATTGTCAGGCAACGTGATTAGCGAGGACTTGACCAAGGCAAAGGAAATCTTTGCTGACAAAATCCGTGAAGCCCGCAAGCCTTTGCTTGAGGCATTGGACACAGACTATATGAAGGCACTGGAAACAAGCGCAGACACCACAGCAATCGTAGCAACAAAGCAAATCTTGCGTGACGCACCGACTGCCGGTGACAGTGCAACAACTATTGCTGAGTTAAAGGCTGCTTGGCCTGCAGCTTGTGGTGACAGCCCTTACGCATAGGTGACCTATGACCGAAGAAACCAAGACAACGGCTGACCTAGCTTTCGGCGGTATTACGATAGGCGCGTTCTTTGAGGCGTTGCCTGAGATTACTGCGCTGGTCGCGTTGTGTTGGTGGTTGCTGCGTATCTGGGAGACCGAGACCGTGAAGCGGTTGACTGGTCGACAGGACGATGTTTAAGGCTATTGTATTGGCCTGCTCTTTAAGCGCTCCACAAAATTGCATTGAGCTACATGACTTTCGCGGCCCTTGGCCGTCCTATGAGGCTTGCGTTGAGCGAGTGCATGAGATGGCACAGGACATTGGCGAACTGCCGGGCGACCTAATCGCCAAATCTTACAAGTGCCTGCCGCTGCGGAAAGGAATGTTGTCCTAATGGAGCCTATTACCACAGCCATAGCGGCAGTAACCGCCGCCTCAAATGCCATAGCCTTTATCAAGGCGCGGGTTAATGATGTGCAATCTGTGGCTGATCTTGGCGAGCAGATCGGCACACTGTTCTCGGCGCAAAAGAAACTGAACGAGGAACGAAACAAGCAAGCCGGGGTTGGCGACGTTAGCTTTAAGGGCAGTATCGACGCAGTGCTTGAGGCGAAGCGGCTCAACGAAGAGATGCAGCAAATCGCAACGATGATCAATATGCGCTGGCCTAAACCAGCGGATCAGCCGTCGACGTGGCAAGAGATTATCAACCACCACAATCAGGCTTTGCGCGAGCAGAAAGAGGCTCGCCTTGCGGCGGCCAAGGCTGCGGCCATCGCGCATGATGAGGCCATTGAAAACGTAAAAATAGGTCTGGCTATTTTCTTGTTGGTGCTAGTTGTGGTAGGTTTGTTTGTAACAATAATGGTGTCAACGGCGAAAGCTATCGACCTTACATGAGCGAAACAACAACCGGGCTGATTGGCGAATACATCGCCGCTGCCGCAATATTAGGCCTTGGCTGGCGCGTCTCTATGGCACAGCAAGACCGAGTAGATTTGGTGGCGTGGAATGGGACGCATGACTTTATCAGAGTGCAGGCAAAGACTGCGAATTTATTGGGCAATAAAGATGGTCGATCTCCGCGTCACCATTTCCAATTGGGTCACGGTTGCAAAACAAAACATTTACCAAAGCCGAGTGATTACGATGTTCTGTGCCTTGTTTCCCCCAATGCCCGCCGGTGCTTGTTCATGTCGCACCCAATCTGCCAACGATCTATGCGCGTGTCCCCGACGCGGTTTACACTTGAAGCGGAGATTGATAGCTGGGCTAAAGCGGTTAATCACGTTTTGGAGATGAGGCGCTAATGGATATCGAAAAGCTACGCGATGAGCTGATTGCTGATGAGGGTATGAGGCTCGACATCTACAAATGCACGGCTGGCTATCTTACTGTTGGCGTCGGCCATCGCATCATTGAGGGCGACACAGAACACGGCAAGCCAGAGGGCTACACGATTACTGAGCGCCGGATGAAGCAGCTATTTGATCTGGACATCGCCATTGTGCGCGAGGATTGTCACAGGCTATATGAGGATTTCAGCGACTTGCCCGAAGAGGCACAGCGCATCATCGCTAACATGATGTTTAATATGGGCTTGCCAAGGATGCGGCTTTTTAAAGCTATGCGTCAGTGCGTCAATGACAGGGATTGGGCTGGGGCTGCGCTGGAAATGCTCGACAGCAAGTGGGCGCGTCAACTGCCCAATCGCTCGGAGCGTTTGGTTAAAAGGATGAGGGCTTTAGCAGATGGCAAAGAAGATTGAAAATGTACGTCTCGAACGGAAGCGGGTTCGCCGTCCCGGCGTACACAAGAAACGCATCAACAAAAGAAACAAACCAAAGGCGTATTGGGGATGAGCAAGGCGCTGTTAGAATACAAGATCATTCCGCGCTTGATGATCTTTACGATGACGGTGGTTTATGTGCGTTGCATTGAGTGGGCGCTATCCCAGCCAGACCTATCGACACAACAGGCCAGCCTGATTAGTGTGGTCACTGGTGCAATGACAGGATCACTGGCCGTGTTTCTAAACTCGGAGACAAAGAAATGATACAAGCATTGATAGGGCCAGTCACCGGCCTGCTGGATAAGTTCATTGAGGACAAGGATCAGAAGGCAAGGCTCGCGCATGAGGTTGCCACAATGGCACAGAACCACGCGCAAGAACTTGCCAAGGGTCAGCTAGAAATCAACAAAGCCGAAGCGCAACACCGCAGTATTTTTGTGGCGGGTTGGCGTCCTTTCGTTGGCTGGACGTGCGGCGTTGCCTTGGCTTGGCACTTTGTACTAGCGCCGTTTATCATCTTTGGCAGTGCCTATGCTGGTGTGCCTTTGCCTGACCTGCCGCAGTTTGATATGTCGAGCCTGCTGACTGTCCTGATGGGTATGCTTGGCCTTGGCGGTTTGCGCAGCTTTGAGAAAGTCAAAGGTCTAACAAAATAAAGGGGCGAAAGCCCCTTTACTCAACCACTCTGATCGTTCTGATCTTGCCGGGCGTGTGCGTTATTATGCCATCCTCTATCAGTTTGTCTAACTGAAACCTGACGGCGGTTCTTGATCGCCCCACAACATAGGCTATTTCGCTTACTGTCGGGCCGTAGCCGTTGTGGCGGTGGTAAGCAGCCACCGCGTCCACAACAGGCTTCCACGAGCTTTCCTTGCGCCTTGGGCCGTTCTGTTTAGCCATCAGTCAATCTCCTTTAGCGTTAGGGTTTTCTGCCGCATGACAGTCTCAGGCTTGGCAGGCACGACCTTCTCAGGCTGCGCCCGCATCTTGCGCGTAGGCCACTTAACTTGCACCCGGCGATTGCCCACTGACGCAAAGGCCGTGTCGTGGCTGCCCATCTTGTCCATAATAGCTGCCGTGGCAATGTCGATCTCACGCTCTGCCATCGCCTTGTTGGCCTTGGCCGTCATCAAATGGTCAACCCACATTGCGTCGTCGCCTTCTAGCTCTAGCGGTGGCGCGTCTGCGTCGACCCTGCCATATGCCGCCACCCCATCAGCGGGTGACACGACCGGGTACTTGTCCATATTTTTTCGGCGATTTTCAAAATCAATAACCGCCTCTCTAATGCGGTTTTGTATTGCCTCATCAGCCCGATAGACAAACAGACGCAGGGTTGTACTTTGATACAGCACGGCAATGCAGCCCCACTTGTATCCAGTACACATCATCTGACCTTGTAACTGGTATCTGCCACGGTGTGTCGCTGGTATTTCCTCTGGCCGGGCTGACGTTAGTTTGGCTTCAATGAGGCCAATGCCCTCAATGTCAATCGCCCCGCCTTGAGGCACATAAATACCTTTATCCCAGTTGGCTATGACTGAGCCTTTGCCAACGCCAGTGCCATCAAGGCTGGCCGCCAGCGGCAGGTGGTCGTGCTGGTATGGCACGGTGATGTCAGTCTCAACATTAGTCAAGCCCAAGCGCTCGGCAGCCTTTCGCAATATCATTGGCTCAAAGAAATCGCCAAGCTCCATTGGTTCGTTCTGAGGTATTTGCTTTGGTGGGTTGCCCTCGTCAATGCTGATCATTTCCTCAAGCAGTTCATTCTGCGTTTGCCACGGTGATGCGTTAAGCAATGCAGGCAACCGGCTGACGCTCAACTGATTATCCGGTGTAAGTTTTCCGACCATTATACTGTCTCCCATTTGTTGTGTTTTGCTAAATTGTCTCTTGCAAGGATCACCCGCAAGTTCCACGGCACATGAAGGCCGCAAATGTTTTTGCCTTTCAGTGGCACGACATGATCAACGTGATGCGCCAAGCCGGTTACTCGGCTCATACAGTCGCGCTCTTTGTACTTAATGGCAATACAGCTTTGATCGACCCATTCGGGTGTAGCTGTTTTGAGCCGCTCATCACGTTCCGGGCGTTTCATAGCATTATAAAGGCTGATCCTTTCCCTATTGTTGTCTTTCCATCTTTTTGATAATGCTCTGCATTTTTGCAAATTGTTTTGATAGTATTCTTTGCGCCTTTGCAAAACATAATCGTGATTTTGTTCCTTCCATTTATTGGCTCGCTCTGTGCAAGCCTGCAAGTTTTCCCGATAATATTTTTTTGAGTATGCTTTGACCACATCAGGATTGTTTTTTCTCCAATTAGCGGCGCGCTGTGAAACCAAGTCAGGGTTGTTTTTCCTATATTCAGCTTCATATGCGAGGCGCTTGTCTCTGTGCTTTACCCGCATTCTTTTAGTTTTTGCTTTGCCGCACTCCAAACACTGTGCATCAACTGTGTGCCTCTCAACAACATGACCGTACTTGCAAGGCTTGCCGGTAAAGTACCGCACCAACCCCTGCGCTATTGCGTCTTTGCGCCTGATAATCTGCATCACCCCGCACCCCCTAGCTTAACCATCAAAGCCCACACGTTGTATTCGGTGGTGATGAAGTTAGTAAAAAACGTGATGGCAAACGCCGTCACAAACAACATTCCGATAGTGTCTTTAACCATTAGTTTGCTCCCATTAGATTGCGCACAGTGCTGGCGTACCATTGCCCGCCCAATGCTGTTGGAATGCCAGCTTCATTGAGCTTGGCGGCGATGGTGCGTAGTGAGGCACCAGCCTCACGCAGCACCGAGACGATAGGCATTGCCTGCTTGGCAACGACGTTAGTACGCGCAACGCG